TCTGACTCCTCAGACACTGCTAAGTCCGAGAGTCCGCTCTTGATGTCCACGGCAATTTCTTTCCTGAGCTCGTTAACGTCATTGTCCGGGTTATCAGAGAAGAAACCCCAGGACCTGGCTAGATCATAGAAAGCGTTGAAGAGGTTCGTAAATTCCCTCCGCAGGTAACCTCCTTCAACGTGGTCTTTTCCTCCAGGCCCAAAGTGATTCTCTGATTCGGCCCAATCCTGGTAGCTGAGGAACTCACCGATTTTGATCTTGATGCTAGTGACAGCGCCGTCTGTGATGCGATCAACGAATCGTACTGAACGCGCAAGCCATGCCCTCATGTTTTCACAAAATTCCGCAAGTCCTTCGCGCAGAGCATCGACAACGATCTTGCCGCGCTCCTCAAGCGTCTGGCTGATATGCCCGCGTGTGTCGGTATCTGGAGCTAGTCGAGCGGCAGTTTCTGCGAACCATGGGTATACTACTTCGTAGGCTTGCATTAGCAGGAAAAGAAAGCCCCACATTATCAATCGAGCGCACGCGAATTTGCCGAAAATTAGTTAGCATGCACCGTCGATGATCGTAAGAAGCAGCATGAATAGATACTTCAGGCTGCCTTCACCTAAATTCGGGCCAACTTCTCTCAGTAGTCGGATCACAAAGCGCTCAACAAGAACGTAGCATTACATCACTATAGCCAAGCCAGCTGCGGCACGGTATGCCCATCTCTTGAGTAGTTCTTTAACTTTGTCAAGGAAGTTCTATTCTAGCCGCCTTTGGTGGTCGGAATCAGCCAAAGCAATAAAGAAGTCGAATGGACAGCCTCGTTTAATCTTCCGGATTCGAGGTTTCGGTCTACTGACGTAACTTGCCATGTCAGAAATGAAATTGGCTGCGTCATGTGATGCAGTGTGCAGGTTGTCCAGAACGTAACAGGGCCTGATAGAGCTCACTCCACTTGGCTCGATATCAGTTAGGTCACGGCATTCTTGTCCAATGCTCAGATAAGCCCTCTCACTTCCGTGAACGACAGCTGGAAAGAAACCTAGGAGGTTGGAATCAGTTTGGTCAAAGATCTCGTCAAGGAGCCCTAACCCACGCTGCGGGTGTATCTGACGTCTCTCGTACGTTATGCCGAAGTTCCAGGTCTTTGGATCATAATCCATGGAGTACAGCGTTGTCACATTGGAGCCTATCGGCGGTTCCTCAACGACTTAACCTGCCTTATGTGCCGCGTAACAGAGCATGTTGTCAATCATTACTTAGACGAGTCCGTGTCTAGGGACAAATTTGCTCTGGAGTATGCCTAAGGTTTGGTAAGTCCCTCGCTGGACCGTGACTGAGACTGCTACGATGTTTTCCTTGTACCACTTGAGTTCCTCGGGTGATATACAATTTTGAGGACATTAGCTCTGATGGACCAGTGAGAAGAACATCGCGCAGATCGTGTGATCATCGAGAGTAGATGACGGTTTCTTGTACCCGACTGCGATGAGATTGCCGTTCGTGTAGACCAGATCGTAGATCTTATCAGGTTTTAAATATGCGCAACGACAATCGAGCACTAACTTGATCTTTGCAGCGTTGTCCTTGGATAAATGGCCGGTGGTACCAACTCCTTCTTTTCCAAGCTTGGCTGGTATGCGCGGTGCGTGGGCTTCTCCTGTGTTGATATCGGTGACCATGTTCGCAGAGACAAGTTGTCCTCGATCACTGTATTGGCGCTCAAGATTGACTAAAGTTCGGGGTAAACCGCCTTCAATCTTATGGTCATAGGTAGGCATCTGCTTCAATCCATTCGTTCGACTCTCAATGCCAGACACTTGAACCAGCTGCCCTTTCACTATCGATTGACGGATGTTCTATCGAGTGTTGCCGAAGGTTTCTAGTCTCAACTGGGCGTGGATCTGCTTTAAGTTCTCATCTTGCATTAGAGTGTACAAGAAAACACATGCATAGGCGGGATCATGCTCATCGATCTTGTCATAGAAGTTGGCCAGCGCGCTAGCGACGTCCAAGTTCCAGTGCTTCTTCTTGACTGTGGCCAGGTCGAAAGCCAGGATGTCTTTGTCTTCAATCTGAACCAGGGCATCTTTGCACTTCTTCGCGATTCCGTGAAATTCAAAGTTACCGTAGGTACGAAGATTGTAGATGGTCATGATGATTGAGTCGGCGATCTGCTTACGTCCTTCCTCCTTCAATTCCATCCATGCTCGTGAATGTAGATATGGCTCCAGGTTCTGAATTGAACGGATACGAGTAGGATGAGCTGATGATGCGTGCGAGAAGCGGTACCCGTGACTTGACTCAACTTCAGTCACAATTCCGTTGTCTGTGCAAAATGAGTTGTCTTAGCTCAAGTTCTACTTTTCCCCAGGTCCAAGAGTTTGTCCGATGACAACGATTTCATCGCAACCGCTAAAACCGCTGATGTCTGGCAAAGTAAGGTGGCAGTCTGCGTTCCTCAGAAGCAGGGCGGTGCTATGCTGTCCCCAAGATCCTTTGTAAGCCAAGTTAGGGCTCATAGTGTGTGGGTCATCTGTGAATTGGAGTGCAGCGTGGACGGGGCTCATCAGCCCGATAAGGTTGTACATCATGTACTGGAAGACACTAGTAAGACGGCGTCGGTCAAACTTAGACTCACGCAAACCAGCTACCATCAAGACTGCATGCCTGTCCAAGCAAGTCAGTTCCTTAACAGAGGGCGCAACGGCGATCACAATTTTGCTCTGTATGCCGTTATTTAGGTGCTCGTCGCAAGATCGGCGCTCTTTCGCATGTGCTCTGTGTTCGGCACTCTGGTGGGGATCTGGGGTGAACGTGTGGATGAGGTTCTTGCCATAATAAACCGGGCCGGTGTGTTCGTCTTCCCATTTCAGCACTTCCTTCAGTAATTGGCGCGATTGCTCACAATTGTAGGTTGAAAAGAGCTCGGCTGAATATGGTTGGTCAACGACTTTGTGTAGGAACGTGGCTAAGGCGTTCTGAGGAAATACGGTACGATCGAAGAAGTTGTGTCCATCGATGCGCCGGATGCTGTGCATACCGAAGACGTCAAACCAGAAGTTGTAGAGCTGTCCATAGTCTGGGAGACCGGCTGGGGTCCCTTGCCCGGAAAACATAGAGATATCTTCCTTCCTGAATGAAACTCCGTTTCTGGCACACTTCAGCGCAAGACCACTGCATCTGAACCTAAGCTCTGTTCGGTAGGTGTCTTCGATCGTCGTGATCGGGTGTAGGCCGTCCATAAGCATGCCGAGCCGGCCGTTGTCGTCACAAGATGTTTTGAACGGATCAGTGACCACGTGAGGATTCTCCAGTTTTGTGATCAGGTTTGATATGGCCTTAATCGTTTGGGGCGAACGCTTTGCCCCGTGTTGGCATGTAACTCTGATTGGGACGCTAAATTCGGTGCCATCTGCTGCTACCACAACGTTAGCAATCGCAAATATTGTGCAGATCAGTCTCTTAAGCTAACAAATTGCGGCGGGTGACAAAGAAGTGGGCATGTAAAGCGTGTAAGGAGCTGTTGGTTCACCACCATCGTAACGAATGTGCAAGAAGACTTAATCTGCATCGCCTTTGAACACAATCTTACCATCATGAGCTCTGATTGGGAAGCCTACAGCAGTGAACTTCTTGTAAGCTTCTTCGCTGAAGTGTAACCGACCACCTAACTGGACGCGATATCTCTGCTCCTCTATACAAAGTTTGCCTATGGAGCCGATAGCCATCTGAAGCAGTTCGATCAGTTTTTCTTCTGCTGTGCTCTTGTCAGGGAGTTCTTTGACATCGCTTAAGCGTTTGTAGCCCTTATTGTCTTTGAGGGTTTGCATCGCCTCGGTAAAGCTTGAGATGTTGCGAACTTGGGGTACTTTCGCACAGCGAGAACACAGGAGTCTGCCGTCGATGTGAAGTAGGTCGAGCCACTTGTTGCAGCCGACAGTGCCACATTTTGTTTGGTGTAGGTCCTTGCTCTCGATCACTGTAACATCTCGGATGTCAATCTCTGGGGGCCCTTGATCGGCTGGGTCCTCTCGTTCGCTTATGATGGCGTACTGACTTGCGTTAACTGGGTCCGATCTGATATGGCTTCCAGTCTGGACGCTAGTGGCGGCGTTACTTATGTTGCGTTGCACAACATGCCTGACTATTTCGAAATCCGTCATGGTCCAATGGTGAGCTTCAACCTCGTCGTAAATCTCTCTCTTAAGTACGGCCAGCTAGGAAGATTCAATTCTCCTGTCCTCTAAAGCCTTGACAACTTCTTCATCAATGACGGTTTCAATGCACTGCCTAAGCTAATTCTAAGCGTCGGAGTACACAGCGGCCATGGTGCTGAAACTGTAAAGGTGAGCCATTAGCTTATGATTCGTGGTTCCTAGTTGGCAGATGACTTGCTCGTAGTCCTTCTCTCGCAGGTCTCGGCAGAGGTTAAGAATATCGTCCATGACGGCTGTGTTTTCCTAATCGCTCTGCATAACGCGATTTGCAACATAAGCCTGAAGGTCCCTTGCGCCTTATTGGCCATGCTAGCGCACATAGTTGGCATATGTCTCAGCGATGTAGTTATCGTCGTCACTGACGTGCACAAGCCTGGTATGGACTCCTGCATAATTGATAGAAGCAATCCATATTCTGTAAACTGAGCCTACGCAATCCAAGATACCAAGCAGTGGGCTTCTCTTGTCGCCGTAGAGTTTCAGGTCGCTGTTGCAACGGATGATAACGCTCACACCAAAACAGGCGCAGAATTCTATGGCCTTGGCGGCGTCGTCGTCCTTTGATTCTTCAGCGATTAGCTCCTCTGCCTCTTCGTCTTCTACTCGCCTAGTTTCAGTCAGATGCTGGATGAAGAAGCCTGGAATGTTTATCAGACTTACAAGGCAGTCCGACAAACTGTGGTCGTGCTCGGAGGTGTTTGTGCTGCTCTTGGCTATCGCCAACCCCAGTTACTCAAGATCGCTTGTGTCGCTGTGGTTGCACCCTTAGTATGGTATGTGTCCGTTGCCTTGGATGCGTTCGTCTGGGCGATACTTGGTGAATTCTGAGATAGACTAACTGGCCTTGTGCTCTTCAATTCCGTTGTCATCTAGAGGCTAGATCTCTGGCAGAAACTAGTCAGGTGGGAGCTCTTGGCGGAGAACTTGGCAGCTAGACAGGGTGCTGCAGAGTGTCTTCAAGTTGTGGCATGGGTTAAGTGAGTGCTTCACTGGCTGATCAATGATATCTGGTAAGTGGCTTGAACCACTGGAGCAGACTAACAAGAAGCCACAGTAGCATGTCAGAGTCACGATGCTCATACAAGCGTCTAGGTCTTCTGGCAAGTAGAGGCTGTACTTGCTCGAGTGATCAAAAGGCCAGTAAGCAACTACGAGTGCTCCGGCTTGTGCAATCGTGCGTGAAACAGCCTTGACGCTATTAATAAGGCTCTTGTCCAGTCCTCTTGCCATATCATGCCCAAGATGGAAACCATAAGGTGTAGTCTGTTTGACGTCGATAGTCTGGCTTACCAGTGATGAGATCATCCGCATCTTCGCAGGGTCAAATGTCACATCTTCATATGAGCGTAAGGCCTTGCGTGCATGGCCATGTACGGTGTCCAAATGTTTAAGAGTCTGGTGTAGGGATTTCTCTTTCTGCCATTTATGCCAGTCCTTGATCTGCTTTCTGCTTTCCGCAAAGATTTTCTTCTAGTCCATCGGCCCTGTGTGCTTAATAACGCTGGCAAGTCCACGATTGAATGCGGTGTTGTTAGACGCGATGAAGTTCAGGAATTAGCTAGTGAGGAAAACGCGCTGGGTAGCGGCTGTTTACGCAATGACTTGCGCTGCAACGCCGAAGGGAAAGGCAACAACCCCTTGCTTTTCTTGCTGGATGAAGTCCTCGAAAACCTAAGAATTCATTGTCTCTTTCCGCTAGCGCATGATTGTGGTCATCGTCACTAGTTCCTTCTCTCCGTACTTCTTAATTACGTCAGGGTCAGTCGTGAAGTTGTCAGATGGATCCGTGCTGTTAAGGTAGTCGTAGATGGTCCGCATGCTATGACTCAGCAGCTCATTCTGCAAGACGCTGTCACAGTCCTTGAAAAGTTGGCAATAGATGTTTTCAAGATCTCCGGACGTGCAGTGTTGGAAGACAATCATAGACTGAAGTCCAAGCCTATCCTTGTTGGATCTGATGTGAGCTGCCAACTTAGATTGCTCAAAGGAGTTGCCTACGATGTCGTCTTCGGTGTATTCGTCCTGTTGGATCGGAGTCTTAAGACTTTGCAGGCAGAACGCGTCGTCGGCACGATCAAAAGCCGTCTGTAGATCCACGTACTAGGCGGTGTACTCGCCAGCGAATTTGAAGCAGTAGGCATAGAGCTTGACGTCATCAAGCATGAACTTAACGTCGTTCTTATAGTCGTCAAGCGGTGTTCGTGTGATCTCGAAAGCCCAGCGATCGTCCGGTGTCGAAATCACTAGGCGTTGCTTCTCATAGGGCACTCTGATGGTGAAGTCGTCGATGCTGATGCTGCAAGTTCCTAGCTTTGCGCTGGCATGCTCCTTGAGACTGCAGAGAGTCGCTACACTAGCGCCTGTTGCGTAGTATAGGCACCAATAGAGTCCGGCTGAATAAGGGCAGAGTTTGGGCAAACTGATTCTGCATTTCTTGCCTCCCTTTAAGTTCTCGACATGGGTTCGACCATACTTACGCTTAGGGTTTGACAAGAGGCCTGGGCTCGGTGGAAGTTGGGAACACCTCATGTAGAGGAGACTCTTGGCTGGTATGTTGGTTTCGAGGGCTTATCCACTTACTGAGAGACCAAGCTCTTATATCTTGCTTATGAGCTTCTGATTCTCAAGGTTAGTGCTTGATATGGCCCCGGCTGGGTTAGCGGCGCAATGGCGAAGCGCGGCGTCTCTGAGTTGCGGATCAACCTTTGGTCCGTCTTTCTTGCTGCGGGCATTCTTGGGTTTCTTAGCTTTGGCCGGTCCGGGGTTTGATTCGACGTCGCCGCAGCGAAGAATATCGCGGTAGTCTTCCTCATCACAATATAATATGAGGGGTTCGATGTCTGTCTCGCTGCTCGAGTGGTCACTACTGCGCCAATTGAATGAAGGCTCGCCGCAAATTTTGTCATCCCAGGGCGAATGGTGACTGGACGTGGTTTTAGCCTTGTTCTTAGGCTAGGCCTGCTTCTTCTGAGGAGCACTTTTCACTTTCTGAGCGCCTTCGTACTGGCTGTACTTTCCTTCGCTTTTGGCCTGAGTGCCACGGCAGACTGTGAATCCGCTGTAGTCGATCTCGTCACGCATGGGCGACATTGGGGCGTTGCGCATGGCAGCCATTGTGCAGGCTGCATCGAAGTCACATACGAAGCCGGAAACAACCCACATTACGTCACTGCGTTTCCGAATGGGGTCGTATATTCTGACTGCTCGCCAAAGATCTTGACGTGATCCTTCCCAAGTCCGGAGGTCTTGCTTGCTTGGGTCATTGGCGAACATAATGCTGCTTCTCTTGTTGAGTTCGATTCCTCGGCGCTGGAGCTCGCATAAGGCATACATGTAGGCGTTGCGTGCGTTGTTACACTCGCGGATAAGCTGAATATCTCTCTGCTTTTGATTGGGTTTCTTCAGCTCGGCTAGAACCTACTTAGGTTTCGGTATGCCTTTGGGCTTGCGGACGCTGTAAGGCTCAGGCATTGAATCAGAGTCGCCACTTTCGCTATGATAGCTGGAGTGCTTACTCTCCTCATCAGCCAGATCTATCATGTTGATCTTAGGTGGAGCCTAGACTGGATCAAGTTCAACAGTCTTGTCTTGCGGTCCGTCTTACT